TATTTTTCAAAGGCAGGTAAGTGTTTCTTATGTTAAACAGTCAGTAGTGGGTCAGATTACTGCTGATGCAACTACCAATCTTGCTGATATTACAGGTGTACAGCCTGTGCAAAATGAAAGGGATTTTCAGATTCAAGCACATATGCGGCAGATTGCCGTGAATGCTGACTATACTTTTCTTAATGGTGCTTATCAGCAAGCGACATCAGCCTCCGTTGCGGCTAAGACCAGAGGTATTATTACTGCGGCTACCACCAACACGGTCAATGCTAGTTCAGCAACATTAAGCAAGGCATTGATGGATCAATTGCTTAGAACAATGGCGGCTAATGGTTCTGAGTTTATCAATGCAGTTGTTTTTGTGAATGCATTTCAAAAGCAAAAGATTAGTGATATTTATGGTTATGCACCGCAAGATAGAAATGTTGGTGGCTATAACATCAATCAAATTGAGACTGACTTTGCTCAATTGGGTGTTGTATGGGCGCCTAATGTTCCTGCGGCAACTTTGCTGATTGCTGACCTGTCTGTTTGTTCTCCTGTATTCCTGCCAGTTCCTGAAAAGGGAGTTTTGTTTTATGAGGAATTGAGCAAGACGGGTGCATCTGAGAAGGGTCAAATCTATGGTCAAATTGGTATTGATTATGGGCCTGAAGAATATCATGGCACTATCACCAGTCTGGCTACTTCATAACTAGTGACTACTTTACTTTTTTAAATAAGGTAGAAATTAAATAATTCAAGCGAAAAGTAAGGAGTCTAATTATGTCTGAGAAAAAGAATGTTAATGACAGAGAGAAAAGTGAACAGTCATTGTCATTACCCCCTTATCTTAGGCGATACATCGCGAATGTAAATGATAACATTTCGTGGTCTAGTTCTTCGGATAGTTCTACATCATCCGAAAGTTCTAGCTCCACGACGTAAGGAGTCTAATTATGTCTGAGAAAAAGCACATCGACGACAGACTCAGGGCGAAACATGATTCTACATTACCAGCCTATCTTCGGCGATGGATCGTAAATGTGAATGACAATGTATCATGGTCTAGCTCATCGGATAGTTCGGAATCATCTACAAGTTCAACTAGTTCGAGTTCGACTAGTTCGGAGAGTTCGAGTTCTGTTTCTGTTAGTTCGAGTTCTGAGTCTAGTAGTTCAACTTCTGTGACTTAACCTGTGCTAATATCATAGTGCAATAACGCACCATGTCTTTTAATACAAATATAGGGAGAATTAAAAATGGTAGAAAGAAGATTTTATAGACCTCCACCGCCTCTTTCAGATTTGGGCAGGGTTGTCTGGGATACAAAGGGTGACTGTATGTTGGCTGAGTTTGGTAGAGATACCAATCAATTTGTGACCAATAATAATAAGGTTGCAGATGAGTTAGTTCGACTTGGCTATACTGAAATTAGTATGGATCTTGAAACCCCGCCATATATTCCCGAGCAACCTGTTGTTGATGTGGGAGATATAAAAATAAATCCAGCCGGGTATACTGAGGAACATGCTATCCAGAAAATGAAAAGAGAAAAAGTTCTGGAAGTTCCCCCAGTACCTAAAAAGAAGGTTGCTGCAAAACCAAAACCACCAGTTAAAAAACCTGTTAGGAGTGCTCTCAAGAAAAGGGTTAAGAAATAATGGCACGAGAAGTATATTCTACAGACGACGACTTGGTTAAAATCAGGCCAAATATTTTAAATCTTGGAGTCGCTGAGTGGGAAGAGCAGCACAAAGAAGCGTTTGCCATCATCAATCGAACTCTCATTTCACGGTGGTACAAGTCAGTTTGCGCAGAACATGATGTAAATTGGACTACTACTGAGTTCGACCCTGATTATGTAGATGCTACGCAGGTCTTGCGTCTTGCTTGTTACAAGACTCTTGAACTTGCATATATTTTTCTCACTCAGGACTCACCTGATGCTGGTGGGTTTGAAAGAGCGGTGGGACTATTTGCTAAACGGTATGCGGTTGAATTGAATGAAGTGTTAGCAATTGGTTTGAGCTATGACTGGGATCTTGACGACACGGTTGAAAGTGATGAGAAGTATCAGATCCCAATAAGACGATTACATAGAGTCTAATGGCAGAAGAATTTGTAAAAATTAGTGGTCTTAACCGTTTAACAAGGCGTTTTAATAGTGCTGAACAGGGTATATTTACTGAACAGTTAATGGGTGAGATTGCTACTTTTATTATAACTTCTATTTTGAATAGAACTAGGCGAGGTGTTGATGCTGAAGGTCGATTTTTTCAACCTTATACTCCGAAGTATAGAATGTTTCGTGAGGAAACTGGGCATCAAGGATCTCCAGTAAATTTGTTTTATACAGGCTCTATGTTAAGTGCAATGACTTTCAAATCGTCTAAAACTAAGGCTGAAATATTTTTTATAAACACAAGTAGTAAAGACAGTAAGATTACAAATCCACAAAAGGCATTCTATAATCAACAGAGTAGGAACTTTTTTGCGATAAGCCTTGCGGAACGTGACGAAATTAGAGAAATGGTTGAGGATCACATCCATAATGTTTTACAAGGATAGGTATGGGAACTAACAGCATAAGAGAGCAGATTTTAGATTATCATGTTACACAGTTAAAAAAACTTAGTAGTATAACGACTGTGAAACGGGTAATGCAAACTCATTCTATGCTTGGTGAATTTGCTGTCACCGAGTTTCCTGTGGCGGCTGTTGTTGGTGGCTTGCCTGTACCTAATGAAAAGATGTCTAGTAGAGTAAAACATAATGTGGATGTTATAATTTCCGATTTAAATATTGAAACATATATTTATATTCAGGACAATGAAGATCCTGATCAGCAATTAAGTAATATTGCAGATGATGTATGGGTAAAACTTTATTCGTTTCCTAGTTATAATTCTTTGGCTTTTGGAACGATATTAAGTTTTAAACCTAATCCTGAATATTGGGCGCCATTTCTTGCTTTTAATATTACCAGTACTGTTACATATAAACATAGTACGGGAGGAATTTAACATGGCTAATCCCCATAGCACAGATCTATATGTTGTAGGTAAAGGGATTATCACTATCGCTGAAAGAAGTGGAGACACTATTGGGACTTATTATGATGTTGGTAACAGTCCTAGTTTTCAGTGTGAACCGGTAGTCGAAAACTTGCCTCATTATTCTCATCGAAGTGGTTACAGGACGAAAGATAAAAATCCTGTTATCAATACTGAATATAATTTAACCTTTGACCTTGATGAATTTTCTGCCTCCAACTTGATGAAGTTTCTTGTCGGTACATTAACTGATGGTATGGTCGTACGAGGTCTTCAAGATTCATCAAAAGAGTTTGCTGTTAGATTTACTTCTGATAACCCGACAGGGCCAGATCAAGTTTGGGATTTTTGGAAAGTAACCTTACGCCCTGCTGGCCCATTGCAATTAATTGGTGACGAGTGGCTAGTGATGAACTTCACTGGTGAAGGTCTGGCAGACACTGCTGGTCATGCACTCAGTCCCTATTTTGATGTTGACTTTGCTGCTGGTTATAGTGAAGGATCTGTATCCGAATCGTCTGATTCGTCTTCATCTACATCTGTAGCTGCATAACCTAAAATCGCGACAATTTAACTAACCTAATTATAGGGGGGTTCTTGTAATGCGAAAAGAAAGAAAATTCAAGATTGAAGGTATTGACAAATCTATTGTGGTTTATGAATTAACAGTGAAACAAATCATAAGCCTTATAGAAGAGGATGTATTAGGTGATCTTAGCCTGTCAGCAATGCAAACCATGTTCGCTGATAGGCTATTGCCTATTAGTATTAATTTGACATGGGAAGAATTGTTGGAAATGGCTCCTTCGGAGATTGAACAATGTTGGGATATTTTTAGAGAGGTTAATGCCTCTTTTTTCGTGGGAGTAAAGATGATGGGGCTAACGAGTGTGATGAATACAGTCAAAGAAGCGATTATCAACGACTTTTCAAACACGCTTGTAGGCTTATCGAAGCAGGTCATACCGGAGTCTTAGATTACGGGTTTTCTTTCTTTATTGATGCGTTAAATGAGCACAAGTACATTAGGTTTAATAGTATGAAAGAATTAGCTATTGCCTTTCGTACAGCTCAGTTTGCAGATGAAAAAGGTTGGAAACAATTCTTAAGACGAAAGGGATAATCTGATGCCTGCTCAAAGTAGTGAGTTTTTAACGATAGTTGTATCTGCTAAAGATCGTGCTGCAAAGACCACTTTTAATTCCCTCAATAAAGAGTTAAAGTCTACTCAAGTCAATCTTAAAGGTATAAGTGGTGCATATACAAAATTAAAAGGATCTATATTTAACCTTAAGACTGCTATCCTTGGGGCTATAGGTGGTATAGGTTTCACCACAATAGCAAAGGGAGCATTAGATACAGCAGCTACTTTTGAGCAGTTAGAATCCAAATTAAATGCACTTACTAAAGGGAGAGGTAAAGAAACTTTAGATGAGTTAAATGCATGGGCATTAGAAATGCCCATAAATACTCGTGGTGCAATTGATGCTTTTTCTACAATGATGGCGTATGGGCTTGATCCTACGTTAAAGAAAATGGAAAGTTTGGTCAATGTGTCAATGGTTTTTGGTGAACATGCAATGCCAAGAATTGCTCGCGCATTAGGCCAGATGGCAGCACTTGGAAAAATATCCGCAGAAGAATTAAACCAACTTTCTGAAGTTGGTATTAATGCCCGCAAGTATCTCTACGAAGCATTTGGTAAATCAGTTGAAGACCTTCAAAAATCCAGTGTAGATATAAAAGATATTATTGAGGCCATATGGAAAGGCTTTGATGCTGACTATTCTGGTGCTGCACGAAAAGCACAGGCTAGTTGGCGTGGTTTAATGACGACTCTTACCTCTTATTGGGATGAGTTTAGAAAACAGGTAATGGATAGAGAAGTATTTGATTTCTTGAAGGTAGGTCTTAAAAGTATAGTAGGTGAGATTAGTACACTAAGAAAAGAAGGGGACTTTAGTGATTGGGCGGCGGAGGTTGCAGATAGAGTAATACAATCTTTTGGTATTATAGCTGTGTCTATTGGTCATCTTAAAAAGTCGTTAGGTGCATTATTTGTTGTTTATCGTTCTGTTATAAATCTTGCAGGTGAGCATGACAAGCTATTCCAGGAAGCTATTATAAAGGCTTTAGGACAAGAGATAGAAGCCCTAGTGAAAAAAGAGAGTGAAATTTCCAGAAGGGTAGAGGAGATGCGGAAGGCGGGTGAAAAAAGTGATAATGATTTTTATGATAAAGAATATACCTGGGCACAAAGGCAGCAAAGAGAAACTAATAAGATAATTGACGCGAAAAAGAAAGAGTTGCAACAAAGGATAAAAACTGTTGAAATCTTAGAGGATGATTTGTTACTGAACAGACAAATAACAGATGAGATTTTAGCAGGGAAAGATCCTGTTACAGAGATAAAAAACTTATATTTAGATTGGAGATTGGAACTTCAAGCAATCGGAAAAGCAGCAAAAGAAGCTAGGTGGGAATCAGAGAGACTTGCAAAGTTTAAAGACAAAACGACTTTGAAAGGTGATCCAAAGCAAACTAAAGTCTCATCACTTGTATTGTCTAAGAGCATATTTTCAAGAGCAGCAGGTCAAATAGAGTTGCAACTAGTTAAAATACAGGGTTTATATGATCAGGGAACTGACAGTCTTGGCACCTATTTTGACAAACGTGCAAACATATTGAAGCAGGGCAGAGATGAGGAAGTAAAATATCTTAATGAGGTACTAAAAACACAAAAAACAAAGGATAAGAAAAAAGCAGTAGATGATAAGATATTGGCTCGTGAACAACGATTTAATGTTGATATGTTGAAGTTATCCAATGAAAGGAAAGATGCTGAGGAAAGTGTTGCTAATGCTCGAAGTCAAATTGATATAGATTTGGCAGGTGTTAGGTTAGAAATGGCAGAAGCTAGTCATGCAGAATTAAGTAAGATTATTGCCCTTGAAGCTGATCTTATGGATAAAAAACACAGGCAAGAAATCCAGGCACTTGTAAAACAACATGCACATATTAACCAAATAGAAGAAAGGCAAAGACAACAAAAAGTCCAGAAAGAGGAGGCAGTGAACAGAAGAAAAGAGAATGCGGATAAGCGTAGGCAGTCTGTGGAAATGACACTTGCTAGGGGTGAACTAGGAATTGCCGAAGGTGGTGGCACTGCTGATACGGAAAGACTCTTTCAATTAAAGATGGATATTCTTGAAAGACAGCAAAAGGAAGAAGTTGCCATGATGATAGCAAATGGCATTAAGCAAGATCAAATAAACAGAAGACAAAAACAACACAAGCTTGAGATTGATCAGGCTTATGCTGATAAAGAGGTTGCTATTCAAGAGGCCAAGAACTTAGCAATTGGTGGTATTTTGAGTAATATGAATAATGCCTTTGGAGACATGTATGATGCGTCAGGACAAAAAATAAAAGAGTTCTTCCAAGCTCAAAAAGCAGTAGCTATTGCTCAAACAATTATATCTACATATTCATCAGCCCAATCTTCTTACGATAATATGGTCAAATCAATTCCTGGCCCTGTTGGACTTGCTTTAGGTATTGCATCTGCGGCGGCTGCTACTATTGCTGGTTTAGCAAGGGTAGCAGCGATTAGAGCACAGAATTATGCTCTTGGTGGTGAGATCAAAGGATACTCACCACATAAGAAGGCTGATAATATTGATATTAAGGCAACTGCTGGTGAATTTATGCAACCAGTTGATGCCGTTAAGAAATATGGTATTGATTTCATGGAGTCAATTAAGAATCTAACATTTCCTAAAGAATTAATTGATAATGTTAACTTTAATATTCCTAAATTTAGAGTTCCTAGATTGGGGCGTGCCAGAACAAGTTTTGGTGAAGGTGGTTCAGTGGGCGCTGGTGGGACTTCAAATAGTTTGGCAACGAGTATTAATGTAAATGTTAATAGTGCCGGTGATGGTGATTCTATGGCGCTTGGGCGTGAAGTTGGTAGGGCAGTGAAGGTTGAATTTAACAAAAATTTAAAAGAGCAGATGAGAGTAGGTGGGCTTTTATATAATAGGAGGTAAGAATGGCTGATTTAGCTGTGGAACCAACTTCTGCTGAAGGGCCAAGAAAGCAAAGTGTTTCAAGGGTTTTAAGAGCCGAGTTTGGTGATGGTTATTCACAACGAGCAGGAGATGGGATAAATGTTATTTCTGAAACATGGGATGTGGAATGGGAACACTTAGACAGTGATGAAATATCCCTTTTAGAAACACAGTTGGAAGCAGCTAGGGGTGTTGATGCTATTGATTGGACTCCGCCTGATGAGACTGTAGCTCAAAAGTTTACTGTTGCAGAATGGCAAAAAACAATGAAAATTGGCAATGTTGGGATAGCAAGGTTGGTAACTGCAATTTTTAGAAAAGAGTTTGATTTGGGGTAAACAGTGCCTGATGTTTCTTTTATAGGTGGTGATGTAACGTTTGAAGATGAAGATGTAAGTTTTGTATCATCTACATCTTCATCTTCTTCGTCTGATGTAGGTTCAAGCTCAAGTATCTCTTCATTTGAAAGCTCATCTTTATCAAGTGAAAGTGAAAGTAGTGAAAGTTCAAGTAGTTCATCTTCAAGTAGTTCATCAGATAGTTCAAGTTCGTCTAGCGAATCTAATAGCTCTGATAGCTCTAGTTCTGAAAGTTCATCTTTATCAAGTGAATCTAGTAGTAGTTCATTGTCTAGTGATTCATCATCCAGTGGTTCAAGTTCATCTATCAGTAGTTCAAGTTCAAGTTCGTCTTTGTCAAGCCCTTCATTATCTAGCAGTTCAGATAGTTCTACTAGTTCAAGTTCATTGTCATCCAGTTCAAGTGAATCTAGTGAATCTAGTGAATCATCCAGTTCAAGTGAATCTTCTGAAAGTTCAGAATCATCAGCATCTTCATCTAGTATGAGTGGTGAGTCGAAAAGTTCAAGCTCAAGTACTTCAAGTGAAAGTACTAGTAGTTCAAGTGAATCTATTAGTAGTGAAAGCACATCAAGTGGTAGCTCTAGTTCTGAAAGTACTAGTAGTTCAAGTGAATCTAGCAGCTCAAGTTCTGTGTCGTCTAGCAGTGATAGTTCTGTTTCATCTAGTAGTGATAGTTCTAGTTCAAATAGTTCCAATTCAAGTTTGTCTGGATCTGTTTCATCGACATCATCTTCGTCTGAGTCATCATCATCTGAGTCATCAACATCATCTTATTCATCTAATGAGTCACCATCTTCCTATTCATCATATTCATCGGTTAGCTCGGAATCGTCATCTTCGTCTGAGTCATCTAATGAGTCACCTTCCTCTTCATCGGTATCTTCATATTCGGAGTCTTCGTTGTCAAGTGATTCTGTAAGTGATTCAGTATCTATATCATCAACATCTAGTGACTCATCCTCTAATTCATGGTGGTTTGGAAAAATTTCAGGATCATCAAGTTCCCAATCTTCAGAATCTGAGTCCTCAAGTTCTGCATCAAAAACTGGTATTCCTGTTGATATACATCAGCCAGCACCGGGAGATTTAATAGTCCTTTGGGAATTACATCTCACAAGTTTAGGTGGTAGCATTTATCGTTTTATTCAAGGTACTACTGAATCAGGAAGTATCAGAGTTGCGGTAGAGTTTGACGGAGAAACATATTATCCAAGGGCTTTTGATGCTACGGGGTTTGCTCATATTGCAAGAGGTCAACAGCCAAGGCCAAGAATAAAAATTGCTGATGTAGATAATACAATACATGATTTATGTATGTCTTATCAAGATATGCTTGGTGCAGTTGTTAAGAGGAGAAGGACTTTCCGGCAATATTTGGATGATGGGGTTCAAGCTGATCCAACGGCAGAATTTCCAATTGACATATATATTATCAGTAAAAAATTAAACCAAACAAAAATCTATATGGAGTTTGAATTGACTCCATATATGGACAAAGAAGGAAAGAAAATTCCTTCAAGAATTGTTTTGAAGGATGTTTGTCAATATGTTTATAGGCGTTGGGGTGGTTCTGCTTTTACTTACGATGCTGATAGGCAATGCCCATATACAGGGGGTGCTTATTTTGAAAGAAATGGTAATTCAACAGTTGATGCTGGAAGTGATAATTGTTCTCATACTTTATCTGGCTGTAAGTTGAGATATGGAGATAACGGGCCAATGCCATTTTCAGCGTTCCCTGGAGTGAATAGACTGAGCATATGAAGAAGTATTTTATTAATACACATAAAGATATTTGGGGACATACATATGCAATGGCACCTATGGAGTGTTGTGGTATTATATTAAATGATTCTTACATGCCATGTGATAATATTGCTTTAGACCCTTATAAAACTTTTAGGATTGATAAGCGCACAATAGTTCATGGCTATAATAACGGAATGCAAGCAATAATCCACAGTCATATAGACTGTCCATATTTGTCAAAAGAAGATATGGAAAGAAGTGAGGACTCAAATATTCCTTGGGGTGTAGCATTCATTAATGATTCTAAAAAGGGGGGGATTTATTTTTGGGGAGATGGAATTGAAACTCAACAATTACTGGAAAGACCGTTTGTTTATGGTATATATGATTGCTATACATTAGTTCAAGATTACTACAAGATAAATATGGGTATTGACTTACCACGTGTTAAGTCAGAATATGGTTTGTGGGGTAATGGGGAATCTCTTTTTGAAACTTTATTTCCCAAGTTTGGGTTTAGTACTATTAGCAAAGAAGGTTTTCAAGAAGGTGACATTTTCATGTGGTCTATCGGATCAAAAGTGATTAACCATATTGGAGTATATGATGGTAAAGGGAGAATATTGCATCACCTAAATAACAGGCTGTCTTGTTATTGTGATTTAAATGTTTGGGGCAGTTCTGCAAAGTGTGTTGTAAGGAAAGAATCATGTTAAGAAATATATTTTTATACGGTAAATTAAAGGAGTTTGGGGAAGTGTGGGAGTTAGATGTTGAATCAATTGCAGAAGCTGCTCATGCTATTAACATTAACACTGGTGGTGAGTTTGGAAAAGTAATAAAGAATATGAGGTTAGATCTTGTTCGTGGTAAGGACTTATTAGGTGGGGAGAGTTTAAATGAAGATTTGATAAATCTTCATTATGGAACTGGTGATTTTCACATCTCACCTACAGTGCAAGGTGCCGGTGGGATTGGTGCTTTAGGATGGGTGTTAATAGCATCAATTGTTGTTGGTGCAGTAATGGCTTTCACTATGTCAGGAAGTGTAAGGCCAGAAGATAATTTTGAGAGTGAGGAGCGTGGATATTCTTTTGGTAGTGTTGGGAATACTGACAGACAGGGTTCTCCAATACCACTTATATATGGAGAGGTTTATACTGGTTCAATTGTAGTATCACAAGGTGTTAGAACAGAGGAGGTGGTTAGTTAATGTCTCCAACATGGGATGATAATGATAGTGATCCTGTTTATTATTGGGATAGCCCTGCACCAACTGGTGATGATTATTCTTGGGATAATCCTGCACCTTCTTCGGGAGGTTCTTCTGATGCAGTTGTTAGTAATGTTTTACCGAAGAAGACATCTAAAATGCAGTCAAATGCTATTTTTAGGTGTGTTGATTTAATATGTGAAGGGGAGATAGAAGGTCTTGTAAATGGAGACAAATCAGTATATCTTAATGGTGTACAATTACAGGGCGATGATGATTCATATAACTTTGAGAATGTTAGCTTTTCTTATAAGTACGGAACGGCAGATCAAACATACATAAAGGACTTCAATCAAGTCGAGACACCTGTCACTAGTGGGTTTCCTGTTGAATTAACTTATGCACCTGGGAACCCGGAATATGTAATTAAAACAATTACAAATACAGATGTTGATGCTGTTAGAATTACGATTAGACTTCCAAGTTTGTTTTGGTTGAAAAAAGATGGTGATTATAAGTCTACGAAGTGTACAGTTCGAGTAGATGTTCAGTGTAATGGTGGTGGCTATCAATCAATTGTTGCAAATAAAGGAGCATTCTTTTTTGATGGTTTAACCAAGTCCCAATATGAAAGGTCTGTAACGATAGACCTAAAAAGTCTTGGTGATGCACCTTACGATTTAAGGGTATGGCGTAAGAGTAGAGACAGTGATGATAAACTTGAAGATAATAGTAAAACATATTGGGTCAGTTATACTGAAATAATAAATGTAAAGCTAACATACCCAAATAGTGCAATCTTTGGCCTTGAAGTAGATGCTCGTTCTATGGGGGGAAAAGTTCCTAAAAGGATATATCATCTTCGAGGTAGAAAAATAAAAGTCCCGATAAATTACACACCTTATCTTACAGCCACATATGTCAGTAGTAATTCTTTTACTGTTAGTGGTGATAAAAGAACTACTTTCTTAGCATCTTCAAGTTTCTGTTGTAATTGTGGCGATGATGGGTATATGGAATGTGAAGTTGACAGTGATCCTGTTTATAGTGCCGGTCTTACAACTGTTACACTTACGACTGAAAGTGACACACTAACAAGTAATTTGGTTTCGGCAGAAAGAGTTTATAGTGGAACATGGAATGGTCGTTTTTATACAACTAAGAAATGGTCTTCAAATAGTGCATGGGTGTTTTATGACCTGTTAAATGAGTCTTTTGCTTGTGCTGGAATTAGTGCAGCTTATATAGATAAGTGGACACTTTACTCAATAGCTCAATATTGTGATATACTTGTAGATAATGGGTATGGAAAAAAGGAACCTCGTTTTTCATTTAATGGGAAGATTGACAAACAATATGATGCACAAGAACTTTTTAATGTTTTAGCTGCGTCATTTAATGCAATGCCATATTGGGGTTCTGCTATTGCTACTATATCTCAAGATAAACCAACAGATGCAACTAGGTTATATACAAATGCAAATGTTGTTAATGGTGAGTTTTTTTATGATGGTACTGGGTTGGAAGATATTCATACTGCGGCAGTTGTTGTTTGGGATAATCCTGTTGAACTTGGTAGGGCAGTTCCTGAATATATACAACATGCTTATGGTATTGAAAGATATGGATATAATGAAAAAAGAGTTTCTACGTTAGGTTGCATTAGTAAAGGGCAGGCTCATAGGATTGGGAAATGGCTTCTTGACTCTGAAGTATTTAAACCAGATACAGTTAGATTCAGAGCAAGTTTTGACTCGATAGATTTGTACCCTGGTGAAGTTATTAAAGTTGCTGATCAATATTACGGGGATAAAAGATTTGGCTTTAGAGTAATGGGTGCTCTTGGGATAAATATTTTTGTTGAGGGTTCTTTCACAAAAGAGGTGGCAGAAACTTATTCCTTACATGTATTGATTAGAAACTCTGATGATGAAGCAGTGATAGAAAGCAAAAGTATATCTGCTGCTGTTGATTGGGGTAGTGCGTTTGGTTCTGAATTAATAACAAACGGTGATATGGAATTTGATTCTAATTGGGACAATTATGGTGGTTCTACAGATGAACAAAGTACGGAGCAAAAATATTCGGGGTCTTATGGCTGGAAAATTGTAGCGGGTGGAGCCAATCAAGGAATTGAATCTTCTACTTACACAACAATTTCTGGAACAATTTACAGGTACACTTTTTATGTCTATCCGCTGGTTGCTTCAAGTGTCCGGGTAACAGTTGCTGATGGAATTGATTCTGGGACTATTTATAGTAACACCTTTACTGATTTAACCTTAAATGCATGGAATAAAATTGAATTTGAAGCAACAGAAACACAAACAGGAGCGCTTGCGTATGTTCGTATATTTTCCGTAGTGGCACAAACTTTTTATATTGACAGTGTTTCTTGCAAGTCTGTTACTGAGTCAAATAATGCTCGTTTGGTAATTGACTCAGTATTCTCAAGAGATCCTATTGCTAATGAGATGGCTGTAATATCACAGGCAGATGATCTTGAAAACAACGTTCGTGAGTTCAGAGTGATTGCTGCTGAAGAAGTGGAAAAGAACAAGTTTGATGTTTTTGGTATTGAATATGATGCTGATAAGTTTGCAAGAATGGAAGGTGATATTGAATTTGAGGAACCTATAGTCCCGCCTAAGAATCTTTTAATATCACCACCAACGAACCTTGACATAGTGGAGTTTACATATAAGGAGGGACAAAATCACTTATTTGGAATAAATGTTACATGGACATTACCAGAAGATCCAAGGGTTATTTATTATACCGTCCAATTTGAGAAAGATTCTGATGCTGATGACCCCAGTGGATATGTTACTGTGGCAAGGATAGAAGATTCCTTTTATCAAATAAAGCCTTTAGACATTAGTGGCACCGGCACTTTAACATATACTGTTCGAGTAAGGTCTGAAGCTCTTACAGGCCATTCTACTTGGGTTTATGATGATATAGAACTATCACTCGATCCTAGTGCTCCACCAGATGTTACTGGCTTACAAGTCAAGGGCGGAGGTTCTACATTTACTGGCTTTGATTGTGAAATTGAGTGGGATGATATGTCGTCGCCTATTACTAATCCAAGACATAATGATTATAAAGTCGAAATATATGATGTTACACCGACATTATTGAGAACAGAATATATTACTGTGCCAAATTTCATTTATACATTGGCGATGAACATAGAAGATAACACTACACCAAATGATGATCTTACATTCAAAGTGTATTGTAGGGATATATATTCCACTGATTCTGATAATGCTGCTGAGTTGGCTGTTTCCAATGCAGATCCTACAAATCCACAAAATTTAACATCTAGTTCATGGTCATTGTCCGTAGAGTTCAGTTGGGATAGAAATACAGAATCAGACTTTTCTCATTATGAATATAGAGCAAAGGTAGGGGCTGTTCTTAATGGGGAATCTTGGTTTGAAGTTCAAAACCCTTTTTACACTAGAGTCCTTACAAGTGATGAAAAAGATACTTATGGTTCTGGAGCTACTATTTATTTTGAGGTGATAGCTGTTGATGTTTTTAGTAATGAATCTAGTGTTAGTAGTACGAATGACACTGCTGCATCATTAAATATATTGCCAACAGATATAGTTACTTTTGGCCCTGCTGCAAGTAAACTGTTTCCTTATAGCCCAGTTATTAGTGGGCTTACAGTAACAGATAGCTCACCCTTTATTGGCCACATTGCATGGTCAAGTTTTACTTTATGGCATAACAATATAGAGTATTCTATTGCTGCTGGTTACACTGAAGATTTTTATGTTTATTGGAAAGACCTTGCAACTACTTTATCTACTTCAGTTGAAAGTTCTAATCCTTTGGATTTATCAGATTGGACACCCTTAGAAGACTCGGTAATTCTAATAAATGAAAGTGGAGTACATCAAAAGGCGTGGGGCAATGCTATTTGCAATCAGATTATTGGTTCAGCGCAGATAATGAAATTAGCAGTCGGTGATGCTCATGTAGAAACACTTTCAGGAACAAAGATAACTGCTAACACTATTGCGGCTAGTAGGTTGGAGGGTGACAATTTTGGCACACTGACAATTACTTCTGGTAAAATTGCAATTAATACTACGGACGCTTTGGAGATTCAAGCGTCTGGTAACATGAAGTTGTTAGATGGGAGTGATATAATATGTGAAGCTGGCGGGGATATAGAATTACATTCAACGACTGGTGGGGATACTGCTCAAATAGAATTTCATGGAAATGCCCGTACTTACTATATGGGTGTTGATTATGATAATGACTATTTATGTATATATCCCGACAGTGATAGTTATGGGTCATTATTTATTGGCGCAAATCCATTAGGAAACTCTATAAATTTTGCAACTGTTTGGACAAAAGCAGATAGTAATATTTTGATGTATTGCGGAAATACAAGTTTTAATATGGCTCCTACTACATTGCAAATGTATGCTTCGACTGGAATCCTATTAAATTCAACACTAGTTTCTGTATCTGGAGATTTTGCTCCGACACTCAATGGTGGTTCTGATTTGGGGACTTCAAGTTATAGGTGGAATGATCTTCTTGTTAATGAAATAGATCTGAATGGTGATTTGGATATGGATGGAGGGCTTTTTAGATTAGATGTTGATGCTAATGATGGTGTGTTTGCTGCAAGAATACGAAATACAAGAAGTGATAATGCTAACAATGTCTTATGGTTGGATATAAGTGCTTTTTCACCTGACAATACAGCGTCTAAATTTATTTATGCGGAAGACAATACTGAATCCAAATTTATAGTGTATTCAAGTGGTGATGTTGTAAACAGAAATGACAGTTATGGTTCTTTCAGTGATATATCACTGAAAGAGAATGTTGTAGATTGTACACCCAAGTTAAGTGATCTATTAAGTTGTCAAGTTAGACATTATAACTTAAAAACGAAAACTCAAAATGATAAGCACATTGGTTTAGTAAGTCAAGAATTAGAAAATATATTTCCTGGTTTAGTAGGAGAGGGTGAGGGATTAAAATATATTAAATACTCATTGTTTATTCCCATGTTAATTAAAGCATTGCAAGAAGTATTTAATGATTATATAATTCCAATGGAAAAGGATATTGAAAAATTAAAGGTGTAATTATGGCTGAAGTACAAGTAGATAAATTATTACAAATTATTGGACAAAAAGAAGTTGAATTGGCAATTACAAGAGAACAACTTCAGGCTATAAGCCAGGAAAATCAGGAACTTAAAGCCAAAATTGAATTGGTAGAGAATAAAAAAGAAAATGTGGTCAATTAAGGTGAATAGTGATGGCTGACGAACTGTGGAGATGCAGAGACCACGGTAAACATTGTCTTGGTATCCAGCATCTTGAAAAAGGACAGGAAAAAGCCGATGGACATATCGACGAACTGCGGGAAGATTTAGCTCAAGGATTGGCAGATAAAACCAATGAAATAAAAGACTGCCGTAAATTAACTGCTCACGATCAGGAAAGATGCGAAGACCAAATTAAAAGAGATTATGTCACTAAAGTTGAGTTTGAGCCAATAAGAAAACTTGTAAATGGAGTTATTATTTTAATGGTTCTAGAAGTTTTAAGAAGGATTATAGTATGAATATAACAAAAGTCTTAAGCATTGTGGTGGCTCTTGCTATTTTCTTGGTTTCTGCTAGTATCATAGTGAACTTTATTCCCTGGTACATGCAAGAGAATCCGATGATTGTTGAAACAAATAATAGAGCATTTAAACCTGGTGAAATCCAGCATATTAGTTTCACTAGAAGGGCGCTTATAGGATTCCAAGGCAGAGTTACGCGGGAACTTGTTAGGGTAAATGAAACAACTGGAGTTCTTGAGGAGATATGGAAATCATCTATATTTACCAGTATAGGAGCTGGGAAAAAGGACATAACTTTAACTTACCGTATTCCTACCTTAGCTCAATATCCTGAGATGAAAGGAAACACATATAGATGGCAAGGCAGCATGACATACCGTCCTTTTGGTATGCCTGAAAAAACGTTTTTCTTTGAGACTGAAGAGTTTAAAATAGATGTTTCAAAAGAAGGGGAATAAAGATGCCGTTTTACATTAAAGCAACACCGATTCCAGAAACAGATGAATATGAGCTTGCAGAATCTATTATAATTGAAGGTGTTGAAATATTAGCCGGATACCGATGGAATGGAGCTTCCATTCCAAGAATTCTCTGGCCTATTATTGGTAGCCCTTTTGCTCCAAAGTTTATGGGGCCGTCTTTAGGACATGATTTTTTATATGAGCATGGAGCAAAATTAGGATATACGAGAGAACAGGTAGATGAATTATTTAAAAAATTATTAATTGCAAATAGCGTATCTGATGAATTGGCAGATACAATATTTTTGGGAGTTAGAGCAGGTGGGCGATCTCATTGGAATAAAAATAAATGAAAATTATAATTGACTGTCTAATTTGCTGTAAACAACCAGAATGGGGTTGTTGGGAGATTGGCAATAGTAACAATGGAAAAAATCATGTCAAGCTATGGTGCTTGACATGCAACGATGGGAAACATTTTATATCTACATCTTATTGGTTGAATAAGGAAGATGCAATTTGTGAATGGAATAATTTAATGGAAGATATTTATTCAGGAGATAATAAGAAACTTGGTATTTTAGAAGACAAAGGTTTTTTTGATAAAAGTATTTTTTATTAAATTTTCATAACTTCAGCCACTTAAATGTGGAACTGTAATGAAAGGAGAGAGATGAAAGAAAGACATATCATTTTTAGTCATAAGCGAGCTGTTGGTGATGCATTAATGTTTACTTGTGGTGTAAGAGATTTCAAGCTCTTATTCCCTAAAATTCAAATTACTGTCAACACAAGTTTCCCCGAAGTATTTGAAAATAATCCATTTGTAGATTATGTAATTAAAGCAGATCCCAAGAAGATTCCTGCATTGGATGAAAATGGAGTAGAACATTATCGAGTTGGTTATCCTGTAATTAATAATGCTAATGCAGCGAATACTCATTTCTCACAGGCTTTTCTTTTTGATATGATTGCATCAGCAGATTATCATGAGCCTCTTGGCCTTAGCCTGTATGAATTGATGTCTGCATTTGCAAATGGCAGGATAGGTGATCCAGATATTAAAACTGAAAAGACTATCAACTATAAAGAAAAGAAAAATGGTGGATTGACTAATCTTCCCGAATCAATGCAGGATATGTTTGAAAATAAAGATTCTATATGTCAATTATTTGCAAGGATAAGACCTGATATTTACCTAACAGACGAAGAAAAGAAAGATTTTTTTATTAGGAAAAATTATGGTGCTGAAAGATACTGGGTTGTAGCACCAGGTGGAAAACGTGATTGCACTTGCAAAATTTGGGATTGGAGACGGTTTCAAAAGGTGGTTGATCACTATAAGGGATATATAAAATTTGTAGTTATCGGAAGGAGTGATCACCTACTTGAGAAAATTAATGGTGTCATAGACCTCACGGATAAATTTAATGGTGATCTAAGAAAATTATTTCCTCTTGTTTATCATGCAGATGGTTGTATTAGTGGTATATCTTTATTGCATCATCTTTGTGCTGCAATGCCAAATAAGATAAACCCTAGGATCTATCCCAAACCTTGTATCACAATATATGGTGGCAGAGAACCAATTACTTTTACTTTGTATAATCAAACTTACCCGTTACATACAAATGGTGCCTTTCATTGCTGCGAATATGGTGGGTGCTGGCATTCAAGAATAGTGCCATTACCTAAAGATCCTGATAAAAACAAAAGGTTATGCAAGTTGCCAGTAGAAGATAATAATAGGATGATACAGCAATGCATGGATGTGTTTACAGCAGATGATGTTATTCGGCAACTTGAGATAATATATGGTGGCAATGTTTTGAAAACTGCTAATCCAGTTACTAAACCGATAAAGAAAAAGGGTGGTGTTGTCAGAGTTACCAAACAAGAAATGGTAGTAGTTGATGAGGTTAAAGAGATAAATATTCTTGCATCTATGAAAACTGACGGTGGTGGAGAACAAAGTGCTTTAAATATAGCCAAGCTACTGCGAGATGCTAGGTGGAAAGTTAATTTTTACCCGTGGGCGCAGGTTCACAAAAAGTTCAAGGATGAAGATATTGAAGGTGCTAACTTTATGGGAATTGGGACTAATATGGCTGAAGTAATGAAATCTGAGATCCCGCTTTTATTGTACGGAAATGATAATGTAAATGGTTTTGTTGAACATGGACAAAAAGTAGTTGAGAAAGCCAAATCAGTGGTTGTAGGAATTAATTATGTCAATGGTTGGTTGCCCAAATGTGAGGATTGGTTACGGGATAAACTAAAAGCAGTGATATTTCAAAATGAAGAAAAGATGATGGAGTTCGAACGAGACCAGATTGCATTGGATCACGTTCAGAAAATTGTTTTATTCGGTGCGATCAATTTAGATAAAATGGTGGATGTCTGTACTGAACCAAGAAAAGATGGTTCAAAACTAGTTGTGTTAAAACATTGTAAACCTGATTATCGTAAGTATGTAACAACTGAAAGTGAGGGCAAGGGGGATAAGATTCATATTTGGCAAAAACAATTTGCCAAAGAAAATGATATGAAATTTTATGCAAGACTTCTGAGTGATGTAAAAGATGTTAATTTTGAATTTATGCAAGCACCGGATGAAATAAGCAAAACTTTTAAAGATGTTGATAGGATGAAATTCTGGACATGGGATGAAATTCCTGTAACTGAATTTCTTTCAAGGGGACATGTTTATTTATATCGTACGTCTAATCTTTGGAGAGACCAGTATCCAAGAGTGATAGCAGAGGCTTTAGCTGCTGGATTGCCAGTAATTGGTGAGCCAAGGGATGGGGTAAAAGATAGAATAATACATGGGAACAATGGTTTTTACGCGACTCATTATGATGAGTATTTGCTTGCGCTAAAAACATTAAAAAGAAAAGAAAAGTTACGTTCTCATATGGGACAATATGCTAAGGATTGGGCTAGAATGAATCTTGATCCAAAGAAGTGGGTTGAAGTTCTTGAAGATATATTATTTAACTAAGGAGTTTAAAATGAACCCTTTAAGCAGTGATAAAATCTTACATCATCTTCCTAAAGTAGTAGCTTGGCTAAATGATAGAAATCCTTTTGTTATTACAATAGAACTTGATGCTACTAATATCTGCAATCATAAATGTCCTGGATGTTGTGGTTTTGCGGTTCCAGATAAAGAATCACTCAGTATAGTAGAAATGAAGTCTGTTATCAGTGAAGTCCAAATGTTAGGTGGAAAAGGAATTATATTTACTGGTGGGGGAGAGCCACTTTGTAATGTAGACACTGTTGAGGCTATCAAATATGCTGATCTTTGTGGTCTTGATGTTGGTTTAATTACAAATGGGGGCTTACTTCATAAAAGTGATATGAATACGCTACTTGATTGCTGTAAATGGATTAGAATAAGTTTGGATGCTGGTTCTGAAAGAATGCATAAAAGGACTCATGGATCTTCTGATTTTAAGAGAATATTGATGTCTGTTAACAAACTGACTGGCATTAAAAATGATGACAACTACAAATGTACAATAGGCACAGCATATCTTACAGGGTTAGGAACTGATGCACTTGAAGACATGATGGACTTTGTAAATACTTCAATTTCTTTAGGAGTTGACTATGCTCAATTTCGACCATTTCTATCTTATGGTAAGCAAGACTTACACAAATTTAAACCTATTGACTTTGAACCTTTAATTGGTAAGTCAAATAATACAACTAGCATCATAACATCAGAATATAAGTACAATTTAATTTTCTCTGAAAATATAGAAAAGAGATATAAAGTTTGCTATGGACAACAGTTTGCTACTGTTGTTTGTGCTAATGGAGATGTGACTATATGTTGTCATACTCGTGGTAATAAGAATATGACTATAGGAAACATTAAAGATAATGGATTAAATCATATTTGGAACTCTAAAAAAAGAAGGGAGGTGGTTAATAGTATTGATCTTGATAGATGTCCTGATCTTTGCCGATGTGATCCTTTTAATGAAATATTATGGAATATAAAAGAAGATTGCAGGCATGTAAATTTCTTGTAACTATAACAAGGGAGAATAATAATGGGTAAAAGAATGGCTATAGCAGTAAGTGGTTGGTATTTTGAATTATCATTGTTTAGTGTTTTTAAACAGATAAAAGACCTGTTTAATATTACCGTATTGACATATTACAAGCGAGCAGAAGACCAGCGACCTAGGCATTATGATCTTATACCAGCATCTAGGCAGATAGAGGAGTATGTAATTCCATCAGGTGTAAGACATTTAAAAATACCAGTGGCAGGATTAGAGTTTGGAGGGTATGACTGGTATATTAAAAATGTTTGGGATAGGGAGTCACCTGTTCTTTTCATGCACGATGACATTCAAATTTATAACCCAAATGTCTTTACTGATATTCAAAATCAATTGCAAGGTATAGACCAAGCATTTATCTTTCGTGATGAAAAAGAAGAAATTGCAAATGGTAGAGTGCATGGTCGTGGCATTTACTGCTCTGCAAGATTCATTCGGTTCATGCTTGACTATGTTTGTGAATGTCCACATTCTAAAGACCATGAGCATCCACACTATCCAGGAAGAAAGCCTAAAGTAATACTTAGAGGTATGGGGCCACATACTGGTTTTTTCAGCGATGTCTACAATTTAGGTGAGCACACGGAGGGTAAAGTGCCACTTCATTGTAGGCACTATAATGAAGGCATCTATCATTTTGCTGCTTTTGCTGGTAGATGTGTAAGAACTGATGGGGTATGGCCTGGGTTTCGTAGTAAAATTGCTGCTTATTTTCCAGATTTTAATAGTGCCCGAAGGGGAAAGTGGACGGGGCCAATATATTCCAGGGGGGAGGTGTTATAATATGAAAGTAATAGATACAACAAAAGACTTTATAAAAAAGAATTACTTAAATCTTCATAATGTTGAAGCTCAAATGGGCTTTAGCTTTATTTCTATTTATCCCTCTGTAGATTTTGGTAAGAATGTCAGGCTCGGCAATTTTGTAACAGTTGAAGATTTTTGTGAACTTGGAGATAATGTACTTGTTGGGAATGGTACAGTTATAAGGCCAGAAACAATTATAGGTGCGAATTCTAGGATTGGTCATTGCTGTGTATTAGAGGGCAACATTAAAATAGGTGATAACTGTAGAATTCAGAGTAACTGTCATATTACCAATGGTGCTAGAATTGGGAACAAGGTGCTGATTGCTCCCGGCTTTATTGGTGTTAATGATAATATGCTCTGTCACGAGAATATGAGGCCAGATGCTAAATGGCAGCAGTTACCCTTTGAGATCCTTGATGGTGCAAGAATTGGTGCCGGCTCTATAATTAATGCAGGTGTTGTCATTGGTAGAAATGCATTTGTTGCTACTGGTTCTGTTGTAATGACAAGGGTTCAAGACAATGAAATAGTCCGCGGCAATCCTGCCAAAGTAATCGGAATCGTTCCGAAGATTGAAAGAATATAAGGAGGTGTCAAAATGAATAGTTACCAATATACGTCTATTGATACAATTAATGGGTATGAGTCTGGAATCCATCCATCGGTGAAAATTGGCAAGAACCTGATTATCGGTGAAAATGTTATCATTGAAGAAAATGTTGTTATAGGTAATGACTGTTTTATAGGCCACAATTGTCTTATAAGACCTGGCACGGTAATTGGAGATAGAGTGTCAATTCGATCTTTTTGTCTTCTTGACCCTGATGTGGTGCTTGGCAATGATATTGCAATTTATCCACATGCTACTGTAGGTGGTGGCACTATCGTTGAAGATAAGGTTTACTATGGGCCTTATACTTTGACTACCAATTGTGATGCCATTCGTTTTCATAGACTGCCTGTTGATTATAATATTATTAAGCCTCCAATTATAAGAACTGGGGCAATAATAGCCGCAGGGTGTATGATAAAGCCAGGTGTAACTATTGGTAGAAATTCAGTCCTTGGCATGGGGTCTGTACTTACAAAGGATATACCTGACAATGAAATATGGTTTGGGAATCCAGCTATTCATAGGGACGATGTTAAGGAAGAAGATAAGATTGCTGTTGATGTTAGAATGACAGATGTAAAGATCGAATATGTTGGCTTTCCTGAATCTGTTCTTGATTATCATAAAGAATTAAATGAAGCAAATGGTATAAACAATGAATAAAATAGCGCTTATATTTCCTGTACTTCAATCATATGAGGTGGTAGAAAGGCAAGTTAAGTATATGAACACCCTTGATCTTCCTATCACCTGGGAGGTGATCTTTGTCGATGATGGTAGTGACCCACCTATTGATATTAAGACAAAGCCGATTTTTAATTTAACACTTGTACAAACTCATAATTATAATAGGTGGACACAAGCCAAAGCAGTTAACTTTGGAGTTGATGCTTCTCAGCCTAGTGAGTTTGTTTGGTGCCTTGGGATAGACCATTTTATTTCAAAAGCAAATATCAATGATGTTGAGAATTTCACTGATAATAAAATGGTATTCCCAAGATTGTTTGCAACACTTAGTAAAGATGGTATTGTTAGAACAGATGAACTATCTTTAATGAGATACGGGTGGGTTGAAAACGAGCAGAAGAAAGGTAAAGGCACTGGTGCAGGATTTGGTGTCTTTGTTATGCGTCGTACTTGTTGGGATTTATTGCATGGATATAACATGCAAAGATTTGGTGAAGGTGGTTATGGTAATGATGATGTAGATATAAATCATAGGTATGCAGACTTATGCAGGGCTGGTAAAGCAACACCTCACAAGGTTGGGTCTCCAATGTATGTCTACCCCAGTGCAGCTTATGATGCACAAGAGATGTTTCACTCTCTAAGAGGAAGGCGTAAAGAAAAATTTGATTACAAGAAATATCTGTGAGCGATAAATCTGGGGAACCGAGAAGTGATGAAGAACTTATTGAGGCTGTGAATACTCTCAAAAAATCATTAATGACACCTAGTGAGTTAAGTCCAATAATGGTTCACTATTTTACTATCATTGATGCGATTGTAGAACTTCTACAGAGAAGGAATAGTTGAAATGAAAACACACAAAATATCTGCCAAGGAACTAAAACATCAATTCCTAGATCAATTTCCAACATTGGGCTTTCAAGGACTAAGAAGTAAAAGATATTGGATGCCTACTTTGGAAAAACTTAAAGAGGCAATAAAGCTTACTGATGTTGATAGACAGATCTTTCTTCCTGATGTTAATGACTGTGATAGTTTCTCATTACAGCTTCATGCTGACATTAAACGTATAAGGGCAGTAGATGCTGAACTTGGAAAGATACCAAGGGAAGAGTGGATGCCCTGGGCTTTTGGAGAAGCATTTGGTATAAAATTTAAAGGTCAACAAGAAAGCCACTCATTAAATATCTGCATGACGATGGAAGGCATCTATTTGATTGAGCCGCAGACAGATGCCATGTGGTGTCCTGATAAAGAAGAGGATCTTGTTCTTTTAATTTGGATGTGATAAAGGAATAGATATGAATAATGACTTTAAGAGTTACCTACATACATTTGAAAAATCAGTAGTAATTTCTGGTGTGGAGAATGGGGTGTTTACAAAAGAGGGCAAGGTAGCAGTTAAAGAATGCAAGCTTTGTAATACTCCATTTGGTGAATTTATTGACACCAAATTAAAATATAATCGCCCGATGGCTATAGACTATTATGGTTTAATAAAGAAGTCTGCTGGAATGATGGCGATTGTGGATGGGTATAAGAATATAGAGATAAAAAGTATAATAGTTCCGATAGTTCATTTTGCTTCTATTAAACATGAACATATTAGCTCACTGGCCCCTGAGTTGCTATCTATGTTTAGTGGGTTTAAGGAGTACTTGATAGAACTCAGGGGTTTTAAGTTGGATAAATGTGACCTAAGCTGTGCCAGGATCAACATTAAAGTCGAAGGTGAATATTTTTGAAAAGCAATTTTTACAATACCAATAACCGTTCTTTAATTTTGCATGGTCATAGCAAGAAGTGCCATTGCACTTCTTGCATACTACATCCCAACAGAAAGGCATTATTTTTCCACAAATATTACAGACAGATGCTCCCTTATGTATATCTTCATCCAGACCAATTTTGGTAATATATCCAAGTGCATTTCTGGTAGGCATAATTTCTCCTCTAATCAAATGATACGGTTATATCTGTCATGTTAGATAGTGTTTTCTTATTGATTTTAACCACCACTGACTTAACACTATTATCTATTTGAATGTTAATATCTGTTGCTTTTATTTTAGATGCTCCCTCAGTATTATGTGCTAAAGTAGTAGGCTCACAAGTGTCTTTAGAAGTTGTTACATGATCATCAGTAGATGAATCATCTATTGGTTTATCAGTAACAGTCCTCTCACCTTTGCTTTTTTTAATACCCTTCCCAAGTTCAAAAGCTTCCTGTGGTTTTAGGTGCAATCCTACGTCTATCATTTCAAATGTATTGATATTTACAATCTTTGCACCTGTGTTGTCCTTTATTGTCTTTTTCACAATATATTGAGATAATTCAGACTTCATTAATCTTGCCATTATACTTGCAACTACAGTAATGCTTGATGGAATTTTGATTTTAGGACTTATGAAAGTTGTATTCTTCATTTGTTTTAAATCTTCAAGCAATTGTTTATTTGTATATGGCT